AGCAGAACGGTTCAAGATCCCGGCCGGTTGCTTGTAGCGCCAAGATCCCTGAACCAGGGTACAGTTGAAAACGAATCCCGGTTCTTTGACCGAGGGTCTGGACCAAGATAAATGTGTTCTCTGGATGTGTCACGTGGAACGCAATTTGATGTGGTGAAAATTTAATTTTCTTACCCTTGGTTACTTTTAGTTCAACAGTAAAAAAATGGCCATTAGTATTATAACCCAACAGATCAGGCATGCCAACAACGCTAATATTTTCAACCCTATTCCAAATAATTTTGGGTGTAGCAGACTTAAGTTTTTTATATAATTTCTGTTCTGAACCCACTAGTTTTTAGGGGTAACTTTGTCTTTCTCTTTGCCATTAGATTTAGGCTTCAAAGCCATTAACATAGCCATTAGAACATACACTTCATTAAAAGGTTTGCTCTGTAAATAGGCAATTAATTGCTTTCTTTGTTCAGTTGATATTTCCAACATTTTTCCTCCTTAATATGGTTTAATTAATTTATCATCTAATTTTAAT